GGATTCCAAGGACTAAATATGCAATCCTTGTTAGCGGGTCGTGCGATTCAATCCGTTAAAGGTGAAGCGGTGGGCTTGACACCATCTCAGGCTGGTATAAACTCAGGACCTAGAATAGATCCAAAATCAACTTTGAGAGATCCTGATAATCTAAAGATTAAGACATGAGAATCCCGTCAAATAACGCAGACCGAGAAGATTTTTATTTAGACATTATGCAAAAGTGCATGGTGTCCAAAGAAGAAAGACGGGGAGATTACACTACACTACGCTCGTATTATTTATTTGGTTCTGGTCCTGAAGAAGTGCCAGCTTACTTTAATAAAATTAATCCGCACCTCGATCAACTCTCATCCTTTTTGTATTCAGCCGAAACCACCCGATTTTCGATTGGTTTAGGCGCATCGGTTAACCCGATTGAACACCGCAAAACCCCTTCGCTTACCCAAGCACTAAATGACGAATGGCTAAACTCCAATGCCGATCAAGTGTTTTCACAGGCGCTCAATTGGTCATTGGTGTACAACACTAGTTTTGTTAAGCTCGTTATGAACAATGGTATTCATCCTTACATGGTCGAAGCTGCTGCAATGGGCGTACTGCGTGAGGATACCCCTTATACAGACAGGCAAGAAGCACTAATTCAGACATACTACATTACGAAGTCGGACCTTTACGCCCGTCTGTATTCCCACCCAAAACGAGAGGAAATTGTCAGCAAACTCTCCACCATGGTATCTCCCAAAGAATCGGAGATGCCCAATGCCGTAAACCGCATTATTACAAGCCAAACCAATCCGACCATTTACGGTAATGTTAATTTGGATTTGTATGGCGAGATGAAGTACATCCCACGAGTAGCCGAAGATACGGTTGAAATGCACGAGCTATGGGTGTGGAATGACGAAACCGAAGATTACCAAGTGGTAACCATTGCAAGTCCGAAAGTCATTATTTATGACCGTTCAGGCGCTAGTCTGTTCCTCAAAGGCGAATGTCCGTTTGTTCAGGTTTGCCCGAACCCCTTGTACGACTACTATTGGGGGGAATCCGAGTGCCAAAAACTCATCATGTTGCAGCAACTCCGCAACCAACGCATGAACGAGGTGCTAGACCTATTGTCTAAACAAGTTAGTCCTCCTACCGCCCTTGTAGGCTTTACTGGTATATTGGATGAGAAGAACTTTGCTCTGAACCGAGCTGGTGGTTTATTGGCAACCGATATGCCAAACGCCAAGGTAGATCGCTTAGCACCCAATATGCCTACCGATCTATTTGAGGTATTGCGTGAAATTGATGCAATGTTCTCCGAGGTTTCGGGGATTAGCAATGTTCTTTCTGGGCGTGGCGAATCAGGTGTTCGCTCCCAAGGACACGCTAGCCAGCTTGCTAGACTTGGTAGCTCCAGAGCCAAAAAGCGAGCGTTGGTCGTTGAAGATAGCTTAGAAAAGATGGCTACTTTGTATCTCAAACTCATGCAAGCCTATGATCCAACGCATTTTGTGGACACCGAAGGCAAAGAGTTTATTGCCGAGCAATTTACCAAAGACTATGTGGTCAAAGTCGATGCGCACAGCAATAGCCCAATCTTTACCGAGGATCTCAAGCAATTGGCGTTTAATTTGTTTAAGGCGCAAGCGATTGACAAAGAATCCCTACTTGACTTACTTGAACCGCCAATGAAACAATTGTTGAAAGACAAGTTAAAGCGTCAAGAAAAAGAGGGTGGTGGCGCAGCACCGCAGTCGGGTGGAGCGCAACCGATCAAGTTACCAAAACGGGAGCAACAAGTTGGCTAGTCAAAACATTGCACCAAAAGCGGATCAACCGCTTGTTCGGACTGAAAACCTCAAGCGTGGTGAAAAACCCGCTAGTTTGGAGTATCGTGTTACCAACATACAGAGTTATGGTCGTAGTCCAAAAACAAGGACTATGGGTCGGCAAGTTAGGGGATAGTTAACTGGAGAGCGCTATGTACGGCAAAAAGATGAAGCGTGGTCGTAAGACCCGCAGATAAGTTTCACTGTGAGGGTGAAAACAAGGGTGTGGCTGCCTTCCCTTTGAAATAGGTGACCGCTGCTCATTGGAGAAATCAAAATGGCACGCAAAGCTCGCAAAGGTCGTAAAGCTCGCAAGTAATCCGCAAGGATTATTCGGGTGACCGATAACCTCCCTTGGGGGGAGGGAAGCAAAAATAATACCCCCCACTTGACAACAAGTAGATTAGGTTTAATCTATGCAGTAATTTGATAGGGAAATTTTATGGCAGTAGCACCAGACAAACTAATGGAAATGATTAGAAGCCAACGGGATTCTGCTACTCCCTCTGGTGTACCTCCCGCACCAGAATCGCCTTTGCCTGGTATGTCCGATGCAAGTTCACCGCCCATGAGCGCACCCATGTCCACGCCAGAACCGAAGATGGGTAATCGAGAAGGTGCAATGGTCAATTTGTCAATGGCAATGGATTTGTTAAAACAAGCCTTGCCAGCTATCGGTGCAGACTCCGAAGAAGGCAAAAAACTTTTAAGCGCAATTCGCATGGTTACTGGCGTACTTGGTCCAAAACAAGATCAAGCCAGCGCCTTGCAATCAAGCGAAATATTACAGATGTTACAAACCTTACCTCAAGCTGGTGGCGCTACGCCTGAAGGTAAGGCAATGTCACAAGCGCCAGCAATTCCTGGAATGGCTGCTCCAGCACCATCGCCTGTAGCCACTCCTTCACCTCAACCCATGTAAAGGATCAAAAATGGAACTCTTTAAACCTCGTGGTGCAAGTCAACCACGCAAACCAACAGACAACAATCAGAAAAACGGTCAAGTGATTAACACTCCTCGTTATTCTGAGTTCGGTGGCTTGAGTGCTGCTAACAAGGCTGGCTATAAAAACATGATGTCCATGAGCCAACCTGGTGATACTAAAAAAGTCATCTAAATTAATTAAGGGGATAAAAGATGAGCTTAGAAGATATTAGCTTAGAGCAACGGGATGAATTGGCAATGCTCATGAAAGAGCTAGCTGAAAATCCCGCTACTCGCAAAGAAGCCTTGCGTTTAACCAAAAAGGTTAGACCCAATTTGCCTATTCCTGAACTAGAGCTTGAGGATTACACCGAAAAGAAAGTGACGCAAGCCGAAGATCGGGTAGCCCAATTGGAAGCCAAGCTCAAGGAAAAAGAATCGTTGGAAGAATTACAAAAGCGCAGAGATCGATTAATTAAAAAAGGTCTTGCTTCGGAAGAAGATATTGAGGAAATCGAGAAAATTATGCTTGAGAAGAAAATATCCGATCACGAAACGGCTGCTGAGTATTTTGACTGGATGAAACAAGCTGCCCAACCCACACCGACTGGCTATAGCCCAAGCCCACTCAAAGGCTTTAATTTAAATGAGTATTGGAAGAACCCAGTCCAAGGTGCAAGGAATGAAGCAGCAAAAGCATTGCAAGAGTTGCGTAAAAACACTCGACCAATTGGTATTTGAAGTACGCAGTACAAGGGGATATTTGAATTTTGTTTGGAGATAAACTATGCCTATAGGTGGCGGTATTCTTCCAGCATCGGGTACATCGCAATATAACGAACTTACTTATGTAACTCGTAGAGCGTTTATCCCCAAGCTGGTCGTACAACTTTATAACAGCACACCCTTGATGGCTGCGTTGATTGCAAATAGTCAACAGGCTTCTGGTGGTGTATCCCAAGTAACTGTACCAGTTCAAGGCGCTCAATTTGTTAACGCACAATGGTCTGACTACTCTGGTAGCTTTACGCAACCAGCGGTTCAGCAAGGTGCTTACAACGCTGAGTTCAACCTCAAGCTGATGATTGCTCCTGTACCGTTTCTCGGTATGGAAGGTGCTGTACAGCAAGACTATGCCATTATTCCATTGATTGAAGCTCGTATGAACGATGCAACCAATGTAATGATGGATGCAATGGCTACAGCTTTGTACACCAACTACACCAATACTCAGCAGTTTATTGGTTTGCCAGGCGCAATTGACGATGGTACAAATCTACCCACTTACGGTAACATCAACCGTTCTACCTACACATGGTGGAAGTCGAAGGTTTATGCTGCTGGCGGTGTAAACCCAACTCGTCAGAATGTCCTTCAGTATATTTCTGGAACTGTGAAAAACGGTGCAGAAGTGCCTACTTTTGGCGTTTGCGGATTCGGTACTTGGACACTTTTAGCTCAAGATTATGTCGGTCAAGAGCAATATGTGATTACTCCAGGTAGCGGATTTGATGGCGATGCTAACGGTCCTCAAGCTGCGTTTAGAGCCTTGATGGTCGCTGGTGTACCTATTTATCCAGATCCTTATTGCCCAGAGGGTACTGTCTATTTCATTAACTCGAACTACTTGAGCTTGTACATCCATGACCAAGGCAGCTTCGTGTTTACTGGATTTGAAAGCACTCTACCAAACTGGCAGATTGGTTATGTTGGCGCTGTCTTGATGATTGCTGAATTAGTAAGCACCAAGCCGAAGTCAATGACCAGAGTTTCTGGCTACAACTCTATTAGTCTATAAGGAGAACTAGTCATGGCACTCGGCTTAAATAAAATCCTGATTTCAGGTAGCAACGCTAATACACCTGGTGCGTATTGGCAGCTTACAACCATTAGCGCAACCACCGCTGGTAATGTCGTACCCGCTGGAACTTATATTGCATTTGCAACCGCCAATGTGATTATCCAAGCAGTATCGGCTTACAATACAACCACAAGTACCGCAACATGGTCCAATGTGGGCGCAATTAATGTGGGTGGCGTTGTAATCTCTGATGGTGTGAATGTCCGTTTATTGGCAACCACAAACGCTACGGTTACCCTGGCTACTGTCAACGGTGGTCAAGATGTTTCTGGCACTTACAATAGTTAAGGAGAACAGAAATGGCTAACTCGAATCGTGTCGGTGCGCTATATCTTGATAGCTTTGGATATGGCGTACTTGGAAAATTATCTGCTCAGTCCTTAGCAACAACGGGTACTGCGCAAATTAAGATTCCTTTGTTGTCAGGCGGGTTAACCAACAGCGGAGCAGTTGCAAACTCTGGTGGGGTTATTGTTCGGCAAATTACCGTTCAAAATCCTACTGGATCTGTTGCTAGTGCAGATATTGGTATTACTATTTCAAGCGCTGGAAACATGGGCGCAAGTAATGTGGTAGTGGCTAATGTGACCTTATCGTCTGTTAGCGCTGCTGGTAAATACCAAGATTTGACGGTTGCTTATCCAGCAAATACGGAAATTTCTGGAAGTCAAACACAGGCACTTTATGTGAATGTGAATACCGCTTCTGGTAATTCAAACACCGTAGATATTGTTGTTTATGGACAAGTAGTGAGCTTCTAATGATTTATGTAACCAACAACACCCAAGAACCCCTCAATGATGGCTTTGGTGGTGTCTTTTATGACTTTCTCCCAGGTAAAACAGTCGAAGTACCTGAAGAAGTTGCAAAGCACATATTTGGTTACAACGATCCCAATAAAGCGCCTTACTTGGCAAGGTTAGGGTGGGTAAAAAACTCAAGCGAGATGCAAGCTGGTTTAGAGCGTTTAGCCCAATGGGATTTATCCACACAACTGCCTAAAAAGAACCAATCGTTATCCCCGTTGGTAGAACGAGTACCTCTCCCTTCCCAAAAGAAGGGCGGGGGAAAAGTCTTATCGGTGGCAGCATGATCTATGGGAACTAATAAGTGGCTACACTATCCACCTACATTACTGAGGTTCGTAGGTTACTGCACGATGCTAACGGGAATTTTTACAGCGACAGTCAGTTAACCGACTACATTAATTCTTCTCGTGAGCGCACAGTTCGAGATACTGGCTGCTTGCGTGAAATCGTTGTCACTCAAACGCCTTGCATGGTCGCACCTGGCGCAACCATTGGTGGCGCTACCCCCGCATACCCGACTAATTGGGTTGCAAGCACCGCTTACACCGCTGGTCAATTCATTTTTAGCAACATTTACATTTATCAAGTCACTACGGCTGGCACAACCAGCGATACTGCACCACCGTATCCACAGGCTAGTCAAAACAATTACAACAACTATCCACCCTCTACTGAGTTTTTTAACGGTACTTGCGGACTAACTTATGTGGGTAATTGCGAAAATATCAGCTATGCAGCCTTAACTTACCTTGTTGGCTCTAGTCCACTTGCACCTTCTACGGGTACTACGGTATTGGATGTCATCAATATCAACCTGTATTGGGGTAATACTCGTGTACCAATGGACTATTTGTCTTGGTCAGACTTTAATACCCGCTTGCGTTTTTGGCAAAACTACATTGGCAGACCGCTTGCTTTTAGCATTTACGGGCAACAACAGATCTTTATAGGTCCAGTACCCGATGAGGTTTACCAATTAGAGGTCGATTGCGTAGTATTGCCCTTGCCATTAAGCACCAATACACCCAATGCAACAGATGTAATTAACGATCCATACACCTCTGCGGTCAAATTTTATGCTGCTTACCTAGCTAAGTTCTACGAACAAAGCTATGGCGAATCAGAAATTTACAAACAAGAGTACGCTAAACAAGTTAATTCTATCCTCAATAGCGTATTTACCCGTAGGATTCCAAGCCCATATAGTTCAGGATTCTAAACATGGCTGCTGCGGAACAGAAAAAGTCCTACCAAGTCATCAAGCAATTCAAAGGGCTAAACACCAAAGCCAACCGCACCGCCATCGGGGAAGATGAGTTTAGTTGGGTGGAAAACGCTCAACCGATTGGTTATGGCAACCTAAAGATTACGCCAGCAGAAACAACTGCTAAAGACATTAGCAATGTAGCCGTTACTTTTGCCAATACGGTTAGTTATTTATCCTCGATTAACATTGGGGTTAAAGATTATGTGGTGGCATTTGAGGAAAATGGCGCAGCGCAATATTTTGATATTACTGATGATCTGTCAGGAAACATTGCATCGGCTAGCACTTTCTCAAGTTCTGGCATCAATGTTACCCAATGGAACAATGAGAGGATGCTCATTCTTGATCCAGACAAAGGTTACTCGACTTGGGATGGCAATAATGTTGTATCTATCGGATCTGTCGGATTGATAGGAATTACCAATGGAGGATCTGGGTACACCTCTGCGCCAAGCGTGGTAATTAGTGGACCAGATGAGGTGGGTGGGGTGCAAGCCAATGCCACAGCGACCATTGCTGCGGGTGCGGTCACAGCCGTAACGCTTTCCAATGCGGGTACGGGATACACCAATGCAGCCAATCTGACCGTAACCTTTAGCGGTGGAGCTGGATCAAACGCAACTGCCGTAGCATCGTTATTGAACTTTAAGACGGGTACTCTAAGCCTGGTGGTGGTTAATGGTGGCTCTGGTTATACCAACGCAGCCAATGTAACCATTAGCATTTCTGGCGGTGGTGGCTCAGGCGCATCGGCAAAAGCGATTGTGGCGGGCAATGTGGTTACTCAGGTCATCATGACCAATGCGGGAAGTGGCTATACCAATGTAGCCAATGTGACAGCAACGGTATCGGGTGGCGGTGGTTCAGGCGCAGTATTAAAGGCAATCGTCAATAGCGATCAAAATGTGGGTATAGCGACCTTTTCTGGGCGAGTATGGATTGCAGCGGGTCGCAATGTGTCTTATAGCGCTGCGGGGTCGTATAGCGACTTTACAACGGTTTCTGCGGGATCAATTACCCTAACCGACAGTACCTTGCATGGCAACATTGTTCAACTCCTATCAGCCAACAACTTTTTGTACATTTTTGGTGACGATTCTATCAATGTCTTTTCCGATGTTCGGGTGACAACTCAAGGAACAACCCTGTTTACCAATACCAATGTGAGCGCTTCCGTTGGTTCTAAACTATCCCACGCCATCTTTCCGTACTTCCGTTCAGTCCTATTTATGAACGATTATGGGGTGTATGCCTTGGTCGGATCAACTACTTCCAAGCTATCGGACAGCCTAGATGGTATTTTCCCTAATATTGACTTTACCTCGCCCGTTTATGCGGGTCAGGTATTACTTAACAATATCCTTTGTGCAGCCTTTAATTTCCGTTATTACGATGCTACTTTTACCCAAAGTTACCGTTATATCCAAGCGGTCTTTTTTGAGAAAAAATGGTTTATAACCAGCCAAGGCAATAGTCTTAAATACATTACTTCCATACCCGAAGGTGGTCGGATTGTCTTGTATGGGGTATCAGGCAACGGTCTTTACAAGCTCTATAACGACACCACTAGCGGTATTACTAGTCGGGTGCAAACGGCATTATTGCCACTCACCGATCCAATCCGCACCAAGCAAGCCTTAAAATTTGGCATTGAAGCCACGCTTACTCAAGGAGCTGCATTAAGCGTTACGGTGGATTCGGAATATGGTTCTAGCCCGACTTACACCCTTGGAAACTTTATCACCTGGTACAACAGTAGCAATACTACGATCCCTTGGATAAATAACAGTTCTACAGTAATATCTTGGGTAGGTGGATATGGCACAGGCTATCAATTGTATAAGTCCGATGCTATGCAATGGGGTAAATACTTAGGGTTAACCAGCACTTCGAGTAATGCTGGTTTTGTGTATAACACATTTGAATTTGAACATGAATTGAGAGTGAGGTTCTAATATGCCAGTTCCGTATGTATTTGGTAATGCAACGGCAGCTATCCCGTTAACAAATCTTGATGCCAACTTTAACACCGTAGCAACGCTTGGTAACGCATCGGTTGGATTAGGGAATACCACTACTGCTGTCGGAAACTTAACCCTAAACAATGTCACTATCAATAGCGGAACAATCAATTCTGCCGTTAGTTTATCTGGCAATGTCACCATTGGTAATACGACTGTTGGGCTAGGAAACACAGCGACTACTGTTGGAAACTTAACCTTAACCAATACAACGGTTACTAATTACACCGAAACATTAAGCAACTCCTCTGGTGGCAATGTGACGATTAGCTTGGCTAACGGCACTTATCAAAATGTCAATGTTAACGCTACGATCACGATTACCTTGCCTTCTTCTGTAGCGGGTAAGAGTTTCACCGTTCAAACTTATTACACTGCTAATAATAGCTTCTCTTGGGCTGGTGGCACATCCCTAAAATGGGCTGGAAACACCGCACCGACACCTACAGCAACCTCTGGAAAAGTCGATATTTTCAACTTTTACCAAGACGGTAATGTTACCTATGGCGCAGTTTACGGACAAAACTTCTAATGTTTAGCTCACGCAAAACTGGTTCGGCTAGTAATGCCTATAACCTAACCAACTCCCTACGCTTTCGGTCTAGTGCTTCTGCTTATCTAAATAGAACTCCAGCTAGTGCTGGCGATAGGCAAAAATGGACATGGAGTGGATGGGTTAAACTAGGTTTACTTAGTCCATCAAGCGGATGGAATGCAATATTTGGCGCATACTCAAACGATAGTAATAGAACATTTTTCTATACTAATAACAATTCAGTTTCTAATACTTTTTATATATTTGATGTAGCTGGTGGCTCAACAACTTGTAATTTAATTAGCACACAAGTATTGCGAGATGTATCTGCTTGGTATCATTTAATAGTTTCGGTAGATACTACTCAAGCAACATCTTCAAATAGAATAAAAGTTTATTTAAATGGAAGCCAAATAACATCATTTGGAACTGCATCTTATCCATCACAAAATGCAAATTTGATGGTAAACAACAATGTAGTTCATTACATTGGTGCAAGTAGTTTCTCAGGAATTAACCTTTTCCACGATGGCTACATGACCGAGATAAACTTCATTGATGGTCAAGCCCTAACCCCATCTTCATTTGGTTCTACATCCTCTACAACTGGTGTATGGCAACCGATTAAATACACAGGAACATACGGCACTAATGGATTCTATTTACCATTTACCGATAACTCTGCTCTGACTACATCATCGAATGTGGGACTAGGAAAAGACTTCTCAGGCAACGCAAACTATTGGACTACAAACAATATCAGCATTACATCAGGCTCTACTTATGACAGTATGACCGATGTGCCTACGCTGACAAGTGCTACAACAGCTAACTATGCAACTTTAAACCCATTAAATCCTACTGGTGGAACTTACTCAGATGGAAATTTAAAATGGGTTTCAGCTACTACTGATGGAAGGTTTGCATTATCTACTTTTGATATTACTTCAACAGGTAAATGGTATTGCGAAGTTACTATTGGCACAAAATCAGGAACATATTGGACTGTAGGTGCTTTTGGTAATTCAACTACATTTAATCCAAGAATGCAATACAGAAGTGATGGTGCTACTCAAGTAGATGGTTCTGCTGGCTCTACTTGGTCTAGCTTTACTACAGGTGATGTAATTGGCATGGCTTTTGATTCAAGCACCAATCAAATTACATTCTATAAAAATGGAACAAGCCAAGGAACTTTAACTGCATCTACTACTGGAGTTTCATATTACTTTGGATGTGGTTCTGATAGTTCAGGCTCAACATCAACTTACACCATCAATTTTGGTCAGCAACCTTTTGCACAATCAGTTCCAAGTACCTACAAAGCACTAAATACTTATAACCTACCAACTCCTACTATTGGTGCAACTGCATCTACACAGGCTAATAAGTATATGGATGCAACTCTATATACAGGAACAGGAACAACTGCTCAAAATATTGTAAATGCTGGTAGTTTTGCACCTGATTTTGTTTGGATTAAATCAAGAAGTGGTGCTTATTACAATGAACTGTTTGATATTATTAGAGGTGTAAATAAACCATTATTTTCCAATGATACTTTGGCTGAAGCCAATAGAACTGGAATGACAGCTTTCAATTCCAATGGTTTTACTGTTCAAGATAATGGCACAACAAATCAGGGAACAAATGCTCCAGGTGCCACTTTTGTTGGTTGGCAATGGAAAGCCAATGGCTCAGGCTCATCCAATACAAATGGCTCTATTACATCTACAGTAAGTGCTAATACAAGTGCTGGATTTAGTATTGTTACTTATACAGGTAGCGGTGCTGCCGCTACTGTGGGTCATGGATTAGGTGTAGCACCTAGCATGATTATTATTAAAGATAGAGATAATGGCGGTTATGATTGGAATGTCTATCATGCAAGTCTATCTAGCCCAACAACATTAAAGCTATATTTAAATACAACCGATGCAGAAAATAATGGTGGAACTAATTCAGGAACTTGGAATAGCACAGCACCAACATCAACTGTATTTAGTCTTGGCACATTCTTAAATGTAAACAAAAGTGGCGATAAGTTTGTAGCTTACTGCTTTGCACCAATCGTTGGATACTCTGCGTTTGGTAGCTATACAGGTAATGGTTCTACTGATGGTCCTTTTGTATATACAGGGTTTAGACCTAAGTTTGTGATGGTGAAATGCTCAAGCAGTTCTCAAGGCGGTAATGCAGATTGGAGAATGTATGACACAAGTCGAGACCCATACAATATTGTTTCAAATGTTTTATATGCAAACTTAAGTAATGCCGAAGGTTCTGCACCTGATATGTGTGACATTGTTTCTAATGGTTTTAAAATAAAAAACACATCTTCAGGACAAAATGCAAACGGAGCTACTTACATTTTTGTGGCATTTGCCGAGTCACCCTTTAAATACGCTAACGCACGATAGGAGAAATTATGTTTGCTTTAGTTCAAAACGGAATTATTCAATTTTTAATAAATCCTGGAGTGCCGTTTAGCTGGAATGGGGTTGATTATCCTGGTAATTGGATTCAGTTAGCCGACCAACAGCAAAGAAATGCAATCGGTATTTGCGATGTGGTGTATGGTCCACAAGAAAACGATCAATACTATTGGGTTCAACAAAACGCACCTGTTTATAACGCACAAACCAATCAGGTGGATATTAGCTTTACTTGCACACCAAAAGATTTAACACAGATTAAATCCAACGCATTTAACCAAATTAATCAAACTGCGTACACCATTCTTTTTCCAAGCGATTGGATGGTGGTCAAATCCGTAGAAACTAGCACACCAATTAATCCAGACTGGAATACTTGGAGAGCATCGATTCGGGCTACTGCCGATCAAACCAGAACTGCGGTGACGGGTGCTGCCGATGTTGCTGCGGTGCAAACCATTATGAGCAATATCCAATGGGCTAAATCACCAGCGCAAGTCGCTTTGGAGGTGCAAGATGGGAATTAATGCCTTTACCAAAACGGGTAATACCGTCACCTTTACAGCTGCGGTATCTGCGCCTACTCCAGTTCAGGTTACTAATACCACAATTGGCGGTAACCAATATCGGATCATTAATGCTGGAACAAGCGTAGTTTTTCTAGGCTATGGCACAACGGCTGCCGAAGCGACTTCTGCATCAGCCAATGTCACTAGTAGCGGTGCTGCTTTTCCTTTATTGGCTGGCACAGACGAAATCTTGACTTTTGTACCCAATGCGTATTTTACTGGTACAAGCACAGCAAATGCAGTTGTTTACATCACACCTGGCGATGGAGTGTAAAACATGGTTCTCAAGGTCGTTACAAGCGGAACGGGCGGTGGCGGTACAGGCACAGTAACTCAGGTCGATACGGGTACTGGGTTAACGGGTGGTCCAATCACCACTACGGGTACTGTTGCGCTTGCAAATACCACAGTAACGGCTGGAATTTATGGCAACGCAACAACTGTCGCTCAAGTAACGGTCAATGCTCAAGGACAAATTACAAATGCGGCTAATGTTACGATTAGTGGTACTGCTCCTGGTGGCGCTGCTGGCGGTGATCTTACTGGTACTTATCCTAATCCTACGCTCAACACTTCTGGGGTTGTTGCGGGTATCTACGGCAATGCAACAACTGTTGCACAAGTTACGATTGACGCAAAAGGCAGAGTAACCACAGCAGCCAATGTAGCGATTGCTATATCTAATTCTGCGGTATCTGGCTTGGGTACGATGTCCGTACAAAACGCCAATAGTGTTGCCATTACAGGCGGCACGATTAATTCTGTTGCTCATTCAGGGGGAACTTTTGCCAATGCTAATATTACTTCCGTTGCTGCTACCTTTCCTAATAGCTATCTGGCTAACTCCACTACTACCCTGGGAAATGCTACTTTAACATTAGGTAGCACAACCACATCCGTAGGTAATCTAACTCTTGCAAACGCTAATTTATCGGGTACTTCAACTGTTACAGCGACTTTTGCTAACGCTAGCATGATGCTAGTGCCTGAAGGATATATCACCGTTAATGTAAACGGATCAGCAAAGAAAATACCCTATTACGGAGTATAAATGGATAGCACTAGTTTATTGATTGACGAAACACGAGCCAAGCTCAACACCCATGAAGCGGTGTGTGAGATTCGCTATGACAGCATTTGCGCCCGCTTAAAGCGAATTGAACAGATTTTGATTGGTTCAGCAGCTTTTATTATTGCTTCTTTAATTACGATTGCGTTCAAAATCCACTAAAAATGAACTTTGAAACCTTATCCATCGTCAAATTTGGAGATATTGACTCCTTACAAGACTTTCTTTTTGAGAATGGTACGCAACATAAGCTGTTTCAGGAAACATTTATGGATCAAGGTATCTCTGTACCCATTTTTCCCATTACAGACGCATCAACGGACAACTTAGACGATTGGTTACTCGCCCACCAGGTCGAACACCAGTCTTTTGCGGGTCTTTTAGGGCTAAATAACCCCTTTAATATGCTCGATGTGGACTGGAATAACGAGGAAGATTTCTACGATTGGATCGCTTCTCACCTCTATATTCATCAACAAATTGCTGCTGGCTTAGGACTATAGATTATGGATCAAAAACCCCTTTCCCCCCTCCAAGAAAAAACGGATTTTACTGCACCGCAACAAGATGCAGATGTGATGGCTCTTATTCAGCGTAAAGGTCAACCGTCACCCGTAGAACAAACGCCTGAAGTCAAAAAAGCTAAGAACGATCTACGCAGAATCATTCAACAAGTCGGCATTGATCCACAAAGAATCGTTTTAGCGGGTCAATATGCTGAACGGGCATTGCGTGATCCAGCGATGTATCCAGTTGCTATTCAAATGGCAATTAAGGAAAATCTGATCTCAGAGAGTGACATAGAACCAGGTGGCATTAATTACAAGCTCTTAGCAGCGGGTATTACTGCTGGAAAGTTAACCCAAGAATTACTTGATGAGGGAGCGCTCTAATGGGTAAGGCAGCACCAGTTGTTATTACCGTTGTAGCCGTTGTAGCCAGTATTTATGCTGGACCACAAGTCGGTGCTGCAATTTTAGAAGGAATGGGCGTTACAGGAGCTTCCGCAGCTACTACTGCTGCGGTTGGTGGCGCAGCTATTTCAGGGTCAACAAACGCAGTTAACGCTGCAATTAACGGAAAAGATGTTAATGGCATCTTAGAAGCGGGTGCAAAAGGCGCTGCTTCTGGAGCTGCTGGTGGCTATGTAGGCGCTCAAGTACCCGCTGGAGAAGCGGTAGGTCGTGGCATCGCATCTGGTTCAACAAGTGGTGCAACAAGCGCTTTATTGAATAAGCGTGATCCAGTTACAGGCGCTATCGTGGGCGGTGTAGCGGGTGGTGTTACAGGAGGTATTACTGAAGCGTTTGCTGATCCAAATATCGGTGATGTGGAAGCGCAAGAAGGTGGATTCTATGGTGAAAAAGGTGTAAATGAACCATTAATCAATCCTGAACTACAACGCTTTATTGCTTCAACGGGTGGTCGTGTTGCTGGTCAATTTGCAGCTAGAGAGCTAACTGATACTAGCGGTGGTAGGGGTGCAACTTACCAACCGACAACGGGCGGACCAAGCACACAGCCCATTGGCGAACCAACATTAGGCATTGGCGCACCAGGATCGGCTGCTTTAGGTCAAGCATTGCGAATTGGTAGTGGTGAGCCAGGCGCACCCATTGAAAGCCCTGGTGGTGGTGAATCAGCAACCAGACCAGTATGGAATATTGCATCATTACGGGTTAAAGACGAAACTGGGAGTTAATATGAGCAAACTATTAATGAAAACCTTAAAAGCGGATTTGCCAGCATTGGCAGAATTAATCCGTTCTCAAGGGCGTGGCAGAGATACAGTCCTTGCACACATTACCCCTAAAGAAGCTGCCCTACTTAAAAAGCGTGGTGGATCAGGAACTACCAATCCAGAAACGGGTTTGCCTGAATTTGAAGATTATACTTTTGATGTGCCTGATGTTGGTTCGGAAACGGCAACAATCGCTCAGTTTCCAGAATATTATCCTCCATCTCAAGGTGATGTTGGAGGTGATTACCAATATCGTTTTGGTGAAGCTCCAAGATTGACTAAAGAACAGGCGGTGTTTTATCCAGGTCAAGCAGTAAGAGCTGAATACGCTGATCCTTATATGCAACAAAGAAGTGCTGCTTTTGGTGAAACTGGAGAATTAGAGGGTAGGTATGGCGGTGCAGCACCAACAGCAGAAGAATTTGCAAGAGGTCTTGCATCAACTCAACCGCAACTAACTAGAGGTATTGATTCTTACGAAGCTGCGGCTGCTGGTGTTTCACCAGTATCTCCAGGAGTAGTAACCCCTCCCCAAGCTGAAAAATCGATTTTAGAAAAATTAGGAATATCTCCTAAAGATGCTGTTCGCCTTGGATTGGGAGCAACATTGGCGGGTGGTCTAACAGCACAAAACATTGCTCGTACTCGCCAAGCTGGTCAACAAGCTCAAGCTGCTCGTGGTGAAATGGCTGCGATTGGTAAACCTTATCAAGAAGCTGGCGCACAGTTAACGGGTGCAGCGCAGCGTGGAGAACTAACTCCAGCTAGTCAACAGGCATTGCAAGCTGCTCAAGCTCAAATGGCGCAAGGTGTGGCTACTCGTGGTGGCGTGGGCGCTGCTCAAATGCAAACTCAATTGGCTGGATTACGCAATTTATTGCTTGAAAATCAATATAACTTTGGATTAAAAGTTGCTCAAATTGGTGACAATTACGCAATGGGCGCTATTAAATCAGGCATGGAAGCAGATCGAGCAATTGGAACGGCTAATCAACAATTCTATGGTCAATTAGCTCAATTGCTTGCTCCATTCATTACTGGAGCTTCATCACCAACACCCAATGTAAGGACTACATAATGGCTGAACTTGATAAGGCTCTTGGAATTAAAACTGATTCCACAGATATTCTTTCTAGGGCTGGTCAAGCTAAGACTGGCACGCAAGCTCGTGAACTGCTAACTGAAGCTGGTAAACAAAAAATTCAAGCGCTTGAACAAGAAAGGGTTGCTGCAACGCAAAAGCCTATTGAAGAAGCTCGTATTAAAGGTGATTACGCTCAAAAAGAAGCTGAATTATATAAAGAAGCTGATATTACACGCAAAAAGAAGCTAGAAGAAGCTCCATTGCCTGAATTTAGACCAAATGAAGATACTTTGGTTGGTATGGCTACTTTAGGAAGTCTGATTGGTTTAATCGGTCAAACTTTAGGAAATACTGGTGGTAAACAATCTGCTCTTAACTCTATTAATGCCATGTCTGGCATGATGGCTGGTTATCAACAGGGCAAAAAAGACTATATGCGGGTGCAGCAATTAGAGTTTGAAAAAAACTTTAATGCAATGAAAGCCAAGCAAGAACAGATCCAAAAAGAATTTGAAGCTGCAATAAAAAAAATGCCTTATGACCTTGCTAAATCTAGACAAGATATGGAAGTAGCTTTAGCAAAGGCTAGCAGCCCTTTATTAACTGCTGTTTATCAAAAACAAGGTGCGGAAGCTACTTACAAAATTATTGATGACCTTGGCAAAAGTATTCAAAAAGCAGAGGAAATAGCCAACAAAGCTAATATGGCTAAAGATAAATCTCAAATGACTAAGGGTGGAGCTGCTAACGCTCGTTATGCCTTTAACATTGCAGAATCTTTTGGTCAGGCTGCAACCGATGTGTTAAATGTGGCACAAATGCCAAAAGGCACAGTATTGGGTATGTTTGCTGATATGGCTGGTAAATCTGGCGATTCGTTTACCCAATCATTAAGCAGCACTCTTAGCCGTAAGTTGACCAAAGAAGATGAACGGATTATGCAAGTGATTGTAAGCGGTCTAGAAGCTAATATGTCTAGAGCATTAGGCGGTGGTTATGCTCAGTCTGGAGCTAAGTATATGATTGATATATACAAACAACAAGTTCCTAAAGCTGGCGATTCACCTATTGTAACGGCTATATTCCTTGCTCGTGTCAAACAAGAATTGGGTATTTTGGCTAAAGCGTTTAGCGCACATCCAGGATCTACAGAGGGTTATGTTCAGCAAATGAATGATTACATGGATGCTATGAACCAAGCTATTCCATTCAATGTATCTGATGTAATTGCAACTAAACGAAGAACAAGAGAAAGCATTTCGCAACAATCAGAAAAAATAGTTAACGCTCCATCTAGGATGCCTTTGCCAGTTGCTCCAAGCACATCTCCCACAGCGCCAGCAACCGCAAAAATAGCAACTCAAGCTGATATTGTTACTACGGCTAATGCAAATAATATTTCGGTAGAAGAAGCAAAAAGCCGATTAAAAGCAAAAGGTTGGACTATTGAGGGAGAGCAATAATGAACGGTAGAAACCTATTAGGGGATACCCAAACTCAAGGTCGCAATTTACTAGCAGAATCCGATCCTCCCAAACCGCCAGAACCAGAACCAAAAAGACCAACCCTTGGTAGCGAATTTGCCGAAACTGGTAAAAGGGCTGCCACCATGGGATACGGTGCAGTTACAGGATTGCTAGGCTCTTTTGGAGAACTTGAAAAATTTGGTGCATACGATGTTCCTGAGTTTTTTGGTTTGCGGGAAAAAGGTGAGCGTGATCAATTAATGGGTCGGGAAACCATTTTTCCAACAACTGAGGAAGTTCGTAAAGGACTGTCTAAAGTTGGCGTTGAGCGACCAAAAGAACAATATCGTGGATACGAAACTGCTGGTGAAATCGTTGGTGGTTTAGGCACAGCCTTGCCATCCCTTGCCAAAACAGGCACACGAGCTTTATTAGGAACACCATCTAGGGTTAGCGAAGCAACTGCACGAAAAGCGGAGGATTTAGGGTTTAAATTATCTCCCGCCCAAGTACGCCAGGATGTGCCGATCTCAGCTAAAGGAGCGACTGGAGCTGCACAAACCAATCAAACATTGGCAAACAAGTTAGCCACAGAAGGAACGGGTAAGGCTACAACTGAAATTACTCCTGAATTTATTGGCAAACGCTTAAAAGACTTAGGTAAAGAATTTGACAATGTTTACAAAGGAAAAACCTTTGCGGTTGATTCTAGTATTGTTGGCACACTTAATAACATTATTGCTAGAGAAAGCGAGCTTGGATTTGCTGGAGTTTCATCGGTAAGGCAAGCTGCCCAAAGTATGCTTGATAATATTCAAGCTGCTGGCACTTATGTTGTTCAAGGTGACGATTTACAGCGTTTGCGTAATGCGATGACACAAAGTGCTAGGTCAACTGCAAGCCGAGGTAACGCTCATGAGATTTATGAGTTGGTAGATGTTATCGATAACGCTGTTGGCACATTTAATCCAGCGGTTACGGCAAAATTATCTGAATTAAGACCGCTTTACAGAAACTCCATCATTTTGGAAGATTTGTACCGTAAAGGCGGTATTCGCCAAGGAAACATTAGCCTTGAAATGTTAGGCGATATGTTGCGTGGCAAACGGGATGCCGTCAGAAGAACTGCCCAAGACATTGACGAATTAGGAGAATTAGGTCGTGAACTGCGTTTGCGTGCAAGGTGGCAAGAAGTAGGAGCTGCTGAAACTCCAAGCGCAGATGTGCTTAAAAAGGCTCTAGGAACGACAATGGGCAGTTTGGCAAGTCTAACTGGTTTGCGATCCGCTACTGCTCGTAAAGCGCAAAGAGCGTTGGCAAGAAAGCCTGTTACACCAGCAGAGGGTGTAGGTGCTATAACTGGCGCTGGAGCAATGCTTCCAAGAGAAGAACCAAATGAGTAAGAAAAACAAAGGCTTAAACCCCGAACTGGAAGGAGCAATTGAGAAGTTGCTAGCCGATGTCATGTCTGACCCAATGGCATCCTTAACCGACAAGTGCAAGGTATTAGACCGAGCAATCAATGTGGAAAAGCTCAAGCAGAAGATTAGTGATGATGAATGGGGTAGTGGGTTTATTGCTACTGAGGATGAGGAAGGTTAAACTATGAATTGTTTAACTTTTTCAGGGGATATTTATGGAAGCAATCGCACTCATTCGCCTAGCGTTAAAGGTCATCTCCGACCGCTTGCTGGTGATTTTGGCACTCGCTCTATCGTTTTCTCTAGCGTGCTGGACCATGTACGATCCACAACTGGAACGCCTAGGGACAATGGCTTTTTTCAGCATTTTCAGTTATCTTCTACTCAACACCAGAAAGAGAGAAACCCATGAAAGCACCAACATCCAAACCGAATAAAGGCTATGACTACACTTATGCTTGCCGACCACAAGTACCATCTGATACGACTGGTGGCGGTGTAGCCTGGAAATCAGGTCAGTTACCCAATGGTGGGTTTCGGTCTGTATTTCAATTTGACGGTACAAACCCCAAGAATTCGCCAACCTCTAAGCCTGGCAATGCTGGTGGGAAGGACATCATCTAATGTCAAATATTACAGCCTTTCAGCCGATGGGTAAAACTCATGCACTAGTAGCAAACACGACTAGTCAGACGGCAACCATTACTGCCGATAGCCCTGTAAGCCAATACTTGTTTGTCAACCACGAAAAGGAATCTAGTGGTCAGCCTGTGTATGTGCGTATTTCGCCATCAACGGGTAATGCTGCTGCGATCGCAAATGCGACAACTTCACAATATGGCATACCGATTCGACCCGCTAGCTCAATCGTTTTAAGTGGTCCTAATTCAACGGGTAATGTGTTTATTAGTTTTATTGCTGCTTCTGGCACACCAACTGTTTATGTCACTCCAGGCGAAGGTTTGTAATGATGTATGTCAGACGATCTGGGGTTATCCGCTGGTGCTAAAGGCATCAGCGAAGGGTTTAAGACTGGGCGAGAAGCTGGCAAGGAGATAGCAAAGAACATCGAGGATGTTCAAAAAGAAGCAATTGATTTAGCAAGGCAAAAAGCGAACCAAAAGATACGGGAACGCAGAGAAGCCGAGTTTAGAAAAGAACGAGCAATATTTAAAGCTCTTGAGGAATACCGACACCGAAAGAAAATATCGGATGAGGAATACAAATTAAGGGTGGATTTTATTAAGCAGCATGGTACAAAAGAGTGGCAAAAGGTTTTAGATATAAAGGCAGAGATTGAGAAGTTAGAAAAGGCAGACAAAGATTACTTTGATGCCGAGCTGTCAAAAGTAAGATGGGTGCAGTTCTGGTGTTTTTTGGTTGCGGGATATATAGCTTATTTCATTGTGTGGGGTGGTAAAAAATGATTCCATTAATGGCGCTATTTGATGTGGGCATGAAAGTCCTAGACAAGTTCATCCCAGATCCAGAAGCTAAAGCTAAAGCTCAACAAGAGCTTCTTAAAATGCAACAAGAAGGTCGCTTGGCAGAGTTAAATGCTGACATGAACGAACAGAACAATATCTCTGAGCGTTGGAAAGCGGATCTTGCTAGTGATTCTTGGCTCTCTAAAAACATAAGACCAATGTCATTGGTGGCTATTTTTGCTGGTTATTTCTTGTTTGCCATGATGTCTGCATTTGGTTACGATGCTAAAGAATCGTATGTAAACTTACTTGGTCAATGGGGAATGTTAATCATGAGTGCGTATTTTGGTGGTCGCACCCTTGAAAAAATTATGGACATGAAGTCGAAAAATGATAAACAGCCGCAAACTTGAAGATTTAATTCCACAAGCCAAAGAGCGTGTTGAGCGCTTTATTGCGCTTTGCCATGAACAGGGTATAGACTTACTCGTAACTTCTACTTTTAGAGATCATGAATCTCAAGGAGAACTTTATGAACAAGGAAGAACAAAACCTGGAAAAGTTGTCACAAACGCCAAGCCAGGAGAATCTTGGCACAATTATCGTTGTGCTGTTGATGTTGTTCCTCTCGTTAATGGCAAGCCCAACTGGGATGGATCTGATCCGATTTGGCAAACTATTGGTGAATTAGGCGAACAAGCGGGATTGGAGTGGGCTGGTCGGTGGCACTCGTTTAAAGAGTTAGCGCACTTCCAGTACACAGGCGGGTTAACTTTGGCTGATTTGAAAGCGGGTAAGGAGATTGCGTAATGCCACTTAAAAAAGGAAGTAGTAAGAAAACCATCTCAAAAAATATTAGAAAAATGATGCGAGAAGGTTACCCGCAAAAACAAGCAGTAGCAGCAAGCCTATCATCAGCACGCAAAGGAAAGCGCAGAGGAAAAAGATAAAGATGGCTCGCAAAAAAGGTCCTAGTCTTTCGGTTGGTCGTGGCGAGAAGCTCTCCGTTTCCGCTGGCGGTGGTTTGACTGCGAAAGGGCGAGCCAAATATAACCGAGCCACAGGATCAAACTTAAAAGCACCCCAAAAATCAGGTAGTCGGCATCGCTCATTTTGTGCCAGATCGAAACATTGGAAAGGTGAACGGGGTAAAGCAGCTAGACGGAGATGGGGGTGCAGATGAAGCCTGGACTATACGCAAATATTCACGCCAAGCGTAGGCGTATAAAAGCTGGCTCTGGAGAGCGCATGAGAAAGCCTGGGAGTAAAGGTGCGCCAACGGAATCAGCATTTCGTAAATCCGCTAAGACTGCGAAAAGGAAGAAACGCAGTAGTCGCTAGTGACCTGATTGCACAGTTCTTCTTGCTCTGGTGTTGCAACCAGAATGTCAAAGTACCAAATCGTTATGTCGCTATGACCTTCCTTCATACGCCAGATGTAGTTCATTAAATGCAACATCTGTTCAGGATCGTTGGTCTGCGTTACAAATTCCCCAAAATTATCAAAGACATAGAATTGACTATACCCTTTGGCTAATAGCTGAATCGGTACTTTTGAGAACTTGTAATACTGCTCTGGTGTCCTAAAGTCTGCTTCATAGTAGATTAATGGCTTCTTTTCAAACGAGCAGCTGGCAATCACATCCCAGTCGTAACCATCGGTGTCAATCTTAATGAGCGACAGATCATCCACCTCATATTCCCGAATCACCGTATCTAACGGAATACCGACTGTGCCGACCTTGCCTTTGACCAGCTGCACCTTATTGTTTGGAAACACTTGTTTGACATTATCGTAATTACGGGCGAGGTACTTAAAGATATTGTCCTCAGCTTCCACACACACAAAGGATAGTGCGGGATTGTTTGCCATCATCGATGCCATCAGCAACCCGCAGTTCGCACCAACATCAATGACTGTGCCATCAATGTACTTACCTAAGAACGGCAAGAAACGGTCATAGAGCTTGTGCTTGTGCTGATACTGTGGAATGGGATTGCCAGGATTAACTTCTAAGCGAATGTCTTGAATTTCCATAATTACTCCGTTTGTAGTAGTTGACCTTCAAAGGCATAAGTGCCGATATGGGCTAATTGACACCAAGGAGCTGCGTACACCTTGCCACCCATTTCCCGCCAAGTACGGCAAAAATGGTAGTCCTCGGAAAGCAAACGGTTTGTGCCAGGCTCAATCGAAGTCGTAAAGTATTCCTTAATTGGCTCAGATTGCTTCATCATGCCACCTAGATCAATTACATCATTGGAATAGCTTGGTACGACCTCAGCCATCTTTTCAAAGACCTCTCGCTTAATCAACATAAAGCCCGTACCGCCATTAAAAATCTCGACAGGCATATTCATCGGTACAGTCACCTCACCCGCATAATCCACCAAATTCACTACAAAGCTACCCGTATGGCTTTTGAGCTGATCGAATGGCACACCCCGATCCATCGCACCCTTGACCGAATACCAGTTAATTTCTTTCTTAGGATAGATCCCGCACAGAACATCCTTATCAGCCCGAATCATGTGGATCACATCCTCGGCACGAAAGCGGATGTCCGAATCAATAAACATGAGATGCGTACACTCGGTTTTCAAAAAGGTTAATGCCAATGAGTTTCTGGCTCTGGTAATCAAACTCTCATTAAACATAAAGCTAAAATGAACATCCACGCCATTAGCCTGGCAAGTGGTCATGAGCTGGATCACCGATTGCATATAGTAACCAGCGCACATCCCACCATACATCGGTGTTGCTACAAATAATTTAGTCATTTAATTTTCCTTGTTAAAACAATAATTCGACTTCTAAATCGTTTAATGGCTTGAACCAATTATTAGGAATACAAACACATTCCTCAGTTCTTACCTCGTGGTTTCTTCTTAAAATTTCTGTTAATGGTTTACCCTCAATTTTGAAATATAAAAATTGATCGTTAAATTGAACAAACATTAAAGCAATAATATTTTCATCTTTTGCCTTTTTCTTCATGGCATCAAACTTTTTCTTGCTAAAACGAAAATCAGGATAAAAACCAAACTTATTAAATCGTCTGCGATATTCCCCAATACCTAGTAAACGGTCATTAATCCGAAACTCCCAATCCCAAATGCTCAACTCTGGTTGTGGCTCAACTTTGATATTTAGTAGGCTTTCTAAATAGCTGCGTGTTAATTCTTGATTAGCCAAATCTTCTTCGATTTGCCAATCTTGATAACGATTCATTCCTGTTTCCAACGGAATATTCATTTGATTTGTTGGATTAGAATTGTTATTCATAAATGATCTGGAACGATCCTTATGATGACTTTGCCATTCGGTAAAAAACCAACAATTTCATAAGTCACATCTTTCATTTTTCACTCGCTTTCTTTAGTATTGCTCTAGCAAAAGCATATGGCAAAACAAGCCAATTACCTTGGTGGTATTCAGCAATGTTTTCGTCATTCAACACTTCCGTTATTTCCTCATCACTTAACTGTTTTATTTGTGATGTGGTTAAGTCTAATTTATCAATAATTTCATTTCTATTTGCAAGTAACATTTCTAAATGCGCTATGCGGTCTGCTTGTTGGCGAAGCATATTTGCGGCATCTGTTAAATATTCCGCACTTTCTTTATATGCCCATCTATCTACAATATCTGCTAATTCGTATGCGTTCATATAATCTCCCCGTTAGATGCCAGCTGCTCAAAAAGGTGGCTGGCGCACCTTACCTAACTATCCTTGCGGATTCTCTTTTGAGCTAGAGGGGATTACTTCAATCATCACCTGGCAGCCACCGCCTTTAATCGGCTCTCCACGCTCAATCAATAGCTTTTGCACCTGAACATCCGAATCAAAGATTCCAGCGTGTTCTAGGCTATCTAAAATCGCTTTGGCGCAGTTATCAATATCCATCATCTTCTTGTTTCTTGGCTGCAAAATAATATGAACCATTAGCGACTGTGAACCCAATTTCGGTACTCTCCGTTGTAAACACGCAACAATAACCTCTTGCCTAAACTCCTGACCACGCTTACTGATAAACCTACGATGCCCACTCGCAATCCAGTAATTATTGATCGAGGGTGGGTAAGGTAGGTCTAAGCAAATCATCAACAGCCAATAGGTCTAAACGGTCCTTGTGTGCCTACATCCCAACAGCACATACCGCCTTTGCCATCAGGCACGCACTTCACTTGCGCATTAGCATATCCGACCATGCACAGTAAAGTTATTACATAAGCGATAACTAATTTTTTCATGCTCATCTCCTTAAAAGGGTACTTCACCATCATCAACTCGGTTGACTTCTTTCGGATACTGCTGAGTATTCTGGGGTTTCCAGTTATCCTCCGACAAACTAATGAGCTGCCCTTTTGGGGTGTTCTTAGTCCAGCCAGCAATCTTTAAGGTTTGACCCGCCTTGTAATCTTCTGAGAGGAGGATCGTGCCTTTCCAATCAGGTGACTTCTCATGCTTGCGATCTGTGTTCTGAAACAACACTCCCTTGCCCATCTGGGCGATATGTCCATTAGCCATTTAATCCTCCTTGTTCAGCTATCTTGGATAAAAACTTTGCCATCTGATTACCATTCCAGGTCTTTGTAAAGGCATCATTTGCAGCTCGTAAACGGTTGTACTTCAATGTCTTTTCTTTGGCATCGAGCTTCGAGTTCTTAATCTTGGCGTATAGATCGACAAACCCATTAACCCAATCTTCCAGGTTCAAATAGGTTGCATACGGTTCTGGGTTGTCTGGAATATAGAGTGGCAACTTATGGATCAAGCCACCAATATTTGACTTTGGGGGTGTAAATGTAACTTCCCCGCTATCCACATCAACGGTTAGATCATCGCTTTTGAGTTCCTCAATTGTGATCGTCTTATCATGCTTTGCTGGTTCAAAGTCTGCCACTTCTTCAGGAGAGTAGAACCCTGTAACTGAGCCAGGAAACACGCTTCGTATACCCTCTGAAATGCATCGGGATCTGAGCATGGCTCTGGGGAACTTCTGCCAGCCTGAACCTGGTTTGACAAGCCCGATCTTGGTTGCTTGCTCGATTGTCCAGGTAACGGCAAGCTCTCCACCGTTGGGGTGACTAAATAAGCCTGTAACTTTTTCATCGGTGTAATCCTTCCAATCGACTTTACCGCCCGCATTTTGAAAACGAGCCAGCATCGCATCAGCTTTCAATGCGGGTCTGCCCTGGATAATATGAAAGTCACGAGCTGCTGTGGCTGGATGTAACCCTTCCGCTTGGGCTACTGCCATCAATGCCAGCACGCTATTCTTATC